TATGCTTGGATGGTGGGAGCATTTGGGTCATTTGATGACCCTGCGAATAATTGACCAATTATCAAAGGATATGTGAATGAGCTACCGTTTAATAATTCAGCATATTGACCTGATTGACTAAATTTTGATAAAGCGGAATTTAAACCGATTTCTTCAAATAATGTATCAACATTTCCACCAGCCCCTGATGGGTCAACAGGTCCTGGGTCAGGATTTCCACCTTGTTTACAATCACATAATTCACAATCAGAATAAGATAAATTTGGTATTGCTATATTTGTAAAATATTTGTATAAATCCAACATTTGTTCAACCAAAGCATATTGGTCGACACATTTTTGACAATCGTCATTTAAACATCCCCCACAAAACGCTGAGACTATATAACAAACTACGACAATAATTGTTAATACAATAGCAACTATTACCGCTAATATAGGTCCTAAAATATATTTTAAAAGAAACGCTAAAATGTGAACAATAACTATTAAAACATATAAAATAGGTTTAAATAAAAAAATCATTATCACAAAAAGTAGATAAATCAAATCAAACCTTAATATTGAATCATTGTTTGGAAATTTAACGTTTTCACTTTCACAAACATCATCTAAGTTATTTTTAATGGATACCATTCTATTAGGGAGATATCCTTTTCTATATTGGTCAATTAATTGTGAAACAGTATAAACTTTATTATAAACCATAGGATAGAACCTGTCTTCACAATCAATAGCTTCTTGGAGCATTTGTAACCCAATAGGTGTTAATGGGTCTCCGTAGTCTTCCCAATCTAAACTAAAAGCGTATGAATTTCTAGCATTAACAAAGTCAGCAATTGATGCGGGGTTTTGAAGGGGGTCGGTACTTGAGTTTATCCAACCATATTCTTTAATATTAGGAACTAAAAAATAACCTCTCTTGACAGGTTCATTTAATGTTGGTTCTTGATTCCATTTAACTTTAAATCTGTACTTACCTTTAGTTGGAATTCCTTTTGATGGGTCATTAGATATAACTCTTTCACCAAACTCATTAGTTACCACATAATCTAAATTCATAGGAACATCCACCATCCACGCTCCATTTTCGTCAATAACTTGACCTCCTTGTTCTAACTCAAAAGTTTCTAATACAGGTCTTCCATTTATATCCTGTTGTATTGTTTGTCGTATCGCCAAAATTTCACCAGGACCTGTTACCAAATTACATAAATTGCCTTGTTTTAATTTAGGCTTACAATTTTTTTTCATGAATTGGTCATCATTTGATGAGATAATTGAACCCATGAAAATGGCGGTAGGTGTTATAGTAATATTAGCTTCTGCAGTTAAATCAAAATCAGTTCTAGTTATCCCTATATTACAAATTTCGGGTTGTCCCCAAAGAGGTTCAACTTCGATAGTTCTATTAATTGAAACGATTTGTGGTAATTCGTTAAGGTTATTTGAACTTTTAAATTTAGTTCCCGCAACTTGAGCAGGTGTTGCAACACCCATTCTAACTAAATCTTGTGGTGATAATGAAAATTCACCTATGTCAGATAAATCGATATCTACGTGTATTGTTTGTGACCCAATAGGTACACCAAAAATCATATAATCCCCACTATCGTTTGTTCTTGCAGTATAACGATAATATTTGTCATAGACCTCTATTAAAGTTTGGTCTAATAAAACGTCTTCTCTATCGAAAAAAGTACCTGTAGGATTATGTCCACTATGTTGTTGTACGTATGGTAATAAATTATATCTATAACCATCCTCATTTAATTCTGTTAAATTTTTATAAGGGTATAAATCGGCAATAATTGGATTTTCTTCATCTTCTGAAGTTAGGGGTACAAAAATTGAAACCTTGACATTAGGGATACCGAACCCATCGTTTGCGGTTACCCTACCAATTACAACACCATAATCAGAACATGGTCTTGTATAAATTTGACTCTGTAGAATTTTTAAAGACAATATCTCTAAAAACTCAAAGTCTTGGTCTAAAAGTACTTTTAATGATTTATCAACACCTACTTGTGTTCTTATCCTATATGAATTCGACATTCTTTATCTTTTTTGATAAATAGTTTATGGTCTATTTTACAAAAGATAAATCACTTTTTTATAAAATAAATTATCAAGAGAAATTAACAGTTTTAAGATTCTTAACTCTTACAATTACATCTTTACTAGGAAATCTTAATTGATAGGTTTGACTTGGTTCGGCAAAAATAGTGTCATCGATTAATTCTATTTGTTTAGTGTCCTCATTAGAATATCTTTGGGAAGTTTGAGATGACGAGTATTGTCCCCCAACTTTGTTAAACACTTGAATGTCCGCAACGGAAATAACGCCATTTTCACTCTGTACTAACCTTCTAATTTCAGAGATATAAACATTTTGTCCCATTTGTCTATTTGAAGGACTTAAATATTCTGTAATAATATTAACTATTTGAGAAATTACCGTCCCTTGATTTTGACTATTATCTAAAACAACGTCGATATTGATTCCCAAATCAATTACATTTGCACTTTGTATTGAGATATAGTCATTAATCATTCTATAATTTGACAAATAATTAGCAACATTATTCTTTAATGTGTTAGAGACTATTTCAGTTAAACTTCCTGATTCGTCGTACGCTAACATTTTAATGATTATTTTATTGTTTTCTTCGGTTATCGCTACTTTTGCGGGAGCCCCAAATTGTGACGGCATTGTTCTTATTATTGAGTCATAGTCATTAATGGTTACCGCTCTATTTTGAGCCGCAAAATTAAATGCCACTAAATTTCTAACTTCTTCTGTTGTTGGTGAGGGAGCCCCTCCGATTGCCGCAGTGACATTAGTACAAGACAATGAGTTAACCACACTTGTATTGATAGACTCTGAAGGTCCGTTGACAAAGAATGATATATTACCAATTTGAGTAATTACATTTACACCTAAATTACTAGCCGTTCCTCCTCCAATTCTATACTGTATGAATAATGTTGAATTACCTTTTAAGGTACTACCTAACGCAAAGTTATTAGAATATTTGTACAAATCTAATTGATACCCGTTTCTGGCAAATTCTCTCAACTGTTCGTCAGCGGATTGGGTTCCTCCACCAAAAGTCATTTTTAAAAATCCTTCAGGTGTAAATTCAGTAATAAATTTATCACTTGTCTGTATGTATCTACCAACTTTAATTCCAGGGTTGTCGGACACTTTTGTTGGGTCCTCAACAAAAACTCTATCTTCAATTAACGCTTTTACTTCATACCATCTATTATCCAATCCTAAAAATTCTTGAGCCGATGGAACGTTTGAGTATTGGGTTCCGTCTTTTAACAAAACACTTGTAACTCCCAATACATTTTTCTCAGGTAAAAATAATTCAAAAAATGGTCTAACATCGTTAGGTGTAATTACTCTTTTGAAAACTTTGGTAATCCCATTAACAACTGTTTCTCTTTTAACAATAGTATAATTTAACAATTTGTTATTGGCGTCAAAATTAGGTATCTTTAACCTGTTTGGGAATCCTTCTGCGTTAATTGCTGAAGCGAAATCAATGTCATATACGGTTTCAAATACTTGTCCTGCACCATTTACTTGTGACCCTCTTCTTAAAATACCACAATATCTTAAATCTTCTTTATCCCCAAAAGCAGGAACTGTTATTGAGAAGTCAACTAATGCGACTGAAGGTCTTTGTCCAGGGATTTTTAAACCGTATGTTCTTGCAATGTTAAATATTGAAGACCTTTGTTGGGCATACTGAAGTACAGTTTCTTGAATACTTCTATCTATGTTAAATTGTAAGTTGTCGGTAACCGCAGCATTTAAATCTAATAATGCCGAGAATACTGAGGCGTCGTTAAAATTATCAATCAACTCAGGATAATAAGTTCTTGTAAAATTAACAAGTTCAGTTCTAATGGATTGAAAATCCCTAGTAGTATATGATATTTTTTTATTTGCCATATATTATTAAATATTGATAATCACGAAATCACTTTCATTAAATGCAGAATCTGTGATAATATAATCTATTTTTATTTTAGCGGTATGTTCCATTTCTCCAATACCAGGAACTTTATAAACTCTTTTATCGTCTTCAATATAAGAGCCTTTGTTTTCTTCTCCTTCAGAAGCTGGTTTTACACTTATGTTTTGAATCGTAATTCCTGGCATATATTCAGAAACAGAGTCACGAATCTCAGCTTCAATGTCTGAAAATGTTGGTCCATCCATTGGTTCAAAAATGAACTCGTATAATCGGGTTCCAAAATCAGGTAAATAATATCTAGTTCCTTTTCTTGTTAAAAGTAAGTGTACAAGATTACTTCTAATTTCAGAATCTTTATCTTCAGATAAACTTAAATAAGTTCCTTTTGCCGAATCTTGAAATGGGAAATTTATACCGTATGTTTTACCTTCTGCCATATCTAATAAATATATGTCGCGATTATTTCTTATAAATAGATAAAAAATAAAAATCCCGACAAAGTGTCGGGATAAGTGTCGTGATTAAGATGAACATCCAAAACAATCAAATTGACTATTTTCAGGTTTTGGTGGTAGATTCATATGACTAAAATCAACTTTAGGTGGTTCAGGAGTTGTTTTTGGTTTCTCAATTTTAGAGATATCGACCGCCAAATGTTTCGCCCCTGTTGAAATCGCTTTTGTTCTTACATAGTAACAAAGAGTTTTAAGTCCTTTCTCCCAACCATAAAAATGTGATGACGATATTTTAGATAACGTTGGGTTAGCCATATAAATGTTCATTGACTGTGATTGGTCTATAAATGGAGCTCTATCTGAGGCCATAGTTATCAACTCTTTCTGAGAAATTTCCCAAATAGTTTTGTATTTTAAAATTAAATGTTCAATACGTTTAACTTTAAAATTATATCTTTTATCTTCAGGGTCAAGGTAATTAATGAAATTAATATTTTGAATTGAACCTTCATTTAAGATAATCTCATTTTTTAAATCCTCGCACCAAATTCCAATCTTTTCAAAATCATTAATCAAGTATTTGTTAACAATCATAATCTCACCACCAACTACACGTCTGTTAAAGATTGCTGAGTGAGCGGGTTCTGTCATTTCATATGAACCTGTAATTTTAGCGGAAGACGCGACAGGCATCTGAGCGGTAAATAATGAATTACAAACACCATGATTAGAGACTTCTAATTTAAGGTTATCCCAATCCCACATTCTACCTAATCCTTCATAATCTAATCCCCACATATCAAATTGAAATATTCCTTTTGACATCGGTGACCCTTCAAAATGAGCATAAGGTTTATATTCACCTGATTTACACAACTCCATACTTTCAGTGATAGCTGCGAAATAAATTGTTTCAAAAATTTCTTTATTCAATTTTTTAGCTTCTTCAGAAGTGAATACATAATCCATTAAATAAAATACGTCCGCAAGACCTTGGGTTCCAATAGCGATTGCTCTTTGTTCTCTACCTCCCTTTTCTCCTTTAAAAGTTGAGTAGTTGTTAATATCAACCACTTTATTTAAAGCTCTAACAACTTTTCTAACCTCACTATATAAAAGATTATAATTGAATGAACCGTCCTTAACAAAATTCTTCAATACCATGGATGATAATGTACATATCGCAGTAGTATTTTCGTCAGTGTACTGATAAATCTCATTACAAAGATTTGATTGTTTAATTACTCCAATATTTTGATGGTTAGTCTTCTTGTTTGCATTATCTTTAGAACAAAGATATGGTACACCTGTTTCAATTTGTGATTCGATAATTTTGTTCCAAATTTCCTGTGCCTTAACTTTCTTACCAAGTCCCATAGAAACCGCTTTATTATAATTCTGTTCGTATTCGTCACCGTAAGACTCTTGTAAAGGTTTTATACCCGCCTTTTTAATGTCATTAGGACAAAACAAATACCAATCATCATTATTTCTAACCGCCTTCATAAAATTATCAGGAATCCATAATGCAGTAAACAAATCTCTCGCTCTTAACTCTTCAGCCCCTGTATTCTTTTTAATATCTAATAGGTCAAAAATGTCTTTATGCCAAGGTTCTAAATAGATTGCCGCAGAACCAGGTCTACGTCCTTGTTGGTTAAAGAATCTTAATGATTCATTAACAATCTTCAAATATTTTAACAATCCTCCCGCATATCCACCTGAAGATGAAATACGACTTTCTTTACTTCTAATATTTGACATAGATAGTCCGATACCTGCCGCGTCTGAAGAATACGTAGAAATGTCTCTCATAGTATTCAACAACCCTTCTCTAGAATCGGCATCGTTGTAGTGTAAAACGCAAGATGCTAACTGAGGTGTTTTAGTACCCGAATTAATCATGATTGGAGTCGCGGGTGAAATTAATTGATTAGACAATGATTTATAATATTCCAAAGCCTCTTCCCATGTTTTAGTAACCCAAAGTGCAACTCTCATGTACATGTGTTGAGGTCTTTCGACTACAATTCCGTTTGATAATTTTAAAAGGTACATCTCTTGTAATGACCTCCAAGCAAAATAATCAAAATTATAATCATTATCATGATTAATCGCATCGTCAATAACATTAGGACCGTATAATGCAATTGTTTGCATCAATTCACTATTAATAACTCCTTCTTGATGAAGTTTAGTCATAGTGTTTGAAAAACTTTCGTCCGTTTCTTTATGATAAGAAGATATAGCAACTGAAGATGCTAGTCTTGAATAATCGTGGTGACTACCAGTATATGCTGCGGCAATTTCATAAATTAGTTTATCTAATTCTTTTGTTGTAATAATACCTTCAGTTGGTACTGAAGTAATAACTTTAATAAAGATTTCATCAGAATTAACGGTTAATCCTTTTGAAGCTCTTTTAATTCTGTTATAAATTTTTTGGGGATTGAAAGACGCGTCGTCCCCACTACGTTTTTTTATTCTTAGTGACATCATAATTTAAATTTTAAAAATCATCAGTAAATGATAGGGTTTCGTTAAGTTTCGCTTTTTGATACTCAACAGTTCTTGATTCGAAAAAATTACCTTTTGTTTCTACCGCAATTTGTTCCATGAACTTAAATGGTTGTTCAACATTAAAATGTTTTTTACAACCCATTTTAACTAATAATCCATCTACAACAAATTCAAGGTATTGTTTCATAAGGTTTTGATTCATACCAATTAGAGAAACAGGTAAAGATTCAGTGATAAATTCTTTTTCAATTTCCAATGCCGATAATAAAATTTCTTTTATTCTTTTTTCACTTGGTTTATTCTCAACATGATTGTTTAGTAAGTGAATTGCAAAGTCGCAATGTAAATTCTCGTCTTTAAATATAAGAGCGTTTGCATTACATAAACCTTGCATAATCCCTCTTGATTTCAACCAAAATATTGAACAGAATGAACCTGAAAAGAATATCCCTTCAACCGCCGCAAAAGCAACTAATCTTTCCTGAAAAGACGCATTCTCAATCCATTCTAATGCCCACTTAGCTTTTTTCTGTACCGCAGGTAATCTATCAATTGCGTTAAAACAATCATCTTTTTCTTGTGGATTTGACACATAAGTATCAATTAAAAGAGAATACATTAATGAGTGAATATTTTCCATCATTAACTGAAATCCATAGAAGAATTTCGCTTCAGGATATTGAACTTCCCTGTAAAAGTTTTCCGCCAAGTTTTCATTAACGATACCGTCTGAAGCGGCAAAAAATGATAGTACATTTTTTACAAAGTATTTTTCATTATCAGAAAGACTTTCCCAATCTCTGATATCATTAGACAAATCTACTTCTTCCGCAGTCCAAAAAGCGGCTTGGTGCATTTTATAATATTCCCAAATATCATTGTATTGGATAGGGAATATAACAAATCGGTTAGGATTTTCAATCAAAATTTTTTCCATAATTAAATATTGTTTTTTTGTTCTCTTTGTTTTCTTTTTTCCATCAAGTCTTTAACTCTTTGACGGTTTTGTTCTTCTTTTTGTTCTTCAAGACCTAAGAACGTTACTGATGATTCAGTATCAATTTCCAACATACCATTATCAAACTTACAATTCTCAAACACAATACCATCATCACCAATTCTTGATTTTGTAATTGCGATAGTTGCAAGTTTCATTTCTTTTTGTTGTAGTGTTTTAGCCACAGATATGATAACGTGACCAACTTGAGCCTTTTTAATAGAGCCTCCCATTTGGTCTGTTGTTACAACCTCAGATGAGATTGAACTTCTATTACCTTGTGTTGCGGTCCACCCAACCAAATTAAGTTCATGACACATAGCCTCAAACGCTCTCATGACAGAACCTTCAGATTTCCATTCATCACCTAAATTTTTATCAGGTACAACACAATCAATGTAATCCAAAAGTATCATATCAATTTTAATCCCATCAGCAATCATTTTTCTGATTTGATTTTTGATTTGTAACATGGTCATTGTATCAGAAGGTAATTTTTTTAACACAAGTTTATTGTCCATTGTGTCTTTAATTTCTTGTACTTTATTCATTACCTCTTCTTTTTTATTTGACATGTCGTCAGGATGAACTTTTGTCCAAAGTGTAAAGTGTTTTCTTTGGATAATTTTAGGGTTATCCTCGAAGAAAATTTGAAGTACGTTATAACCTAAATTAAATGCGTGGTTTGAAATTTTTGTAAGTAGAGTTGATTTACCAACTCCTGTTGGAGCTAATACTACCCCTATCTCACCTTTAGCCAAACCACCCTTCAATAATCTGTCAATAGATGGTATACCCATTGGGATTGGGTGTCTGAAATCTTCATTTAAAACATCATCTAAATTAGAGAATACGTCAGACATTCCATCTTCTCTTTCTCCTACTTGTAACGCCTCTCTGATAACAGTTTCTACTGTTTCATAATTTTCAAACTCACCGCCATCGATGACTTTTTGTGCTTTAGTTATTGCCTTTTGTAACTCTTGTTGTTTACAAAATTTCAATGCTTTATCTTGCACAAAAGAACCTCCATCAATAGGAGCTTCTTTAATTTTGTTCAAAGTATCTAATACAATTTTAGAAGCGAGTTCTTGTTGTAATTCAGACTTTGTAATTTGTTCTAATGTTTCGAACGTGGGAGTATGCTCGTATTTTGAATAATACTCCTTTATCATTTGTGTTATTATTTTGAAGTACTTATTATCAAAATAATTAACATCCATAACATCAATGATTGACCTTGCAAAGTCTTTATCAATGATAATCTGATTCAATAATTGAATCTGAAAACTGTTCCCTAAATAATCAAAATTTTTGTTTGTCGCCATATTTTTTCCTCTATTGTTTTAATAAATATTAGGCCTTAAGAGGAATGTCCAAGTACTCGTATGTTAATTTTTTGGAAGAAAAAATGTCAGTTAAATCTGAAAGTAGAGTTTTTATGTGCGGACGGATGTCTACGGTGTATCTTATTTTTGGCGGGAATATTTTAGCATCCATCATTCTATGACAAATTGTCACATCATTTAATTTAATAAAAATTTTAAAGTGTTCTGGACCATCGGTATTTGAGGTGTCTAACACCGCAGGATTAGAAGCAATCTCATAAGAATTTGCTAACATGTAATCCACGGTTTTCATCTTTAAATCATATTCTAGTAATTCCTTAAAAGTATGTAGATACTCATACAATTCCAAAGAGTTTTTAGCCTCAGGATTAAAGTCTCTAACATTGAAAAATCTTTGAACGATAATATTATCGTTAACCATCATAAGGAATTCCAATTTTGTTGATTCTTGTTCTTTCATAATTTTTGTTTTATTTGTTTTTGAATTTTTTCTTTTCTTTTCTTGTTAATTTTAAAAATGGGGTTAAAAAATTTACCCAATTATTGTCTCCTTTAGGTAGAAACTTGAAGAACCCATCTTCCATCATCATTCTTATTATATTTCTGTGCCCTCTACCATCAGGGTCTAAACTTTCAGAGTAATAAAGTTCAACAACTTCTTTGCCTTCTTCAGTTATTAATGGTTTTGATAAATCTACTATTTTTTCATTTATTTCAAAAAATTCATCACCATATATACCTGTTTTAGTTTTACCCGTTAGTAAATTATTTAAGACAG